TCGTCTCCCTTGCGAAAAGAGGCCGGCGAGTTTCCCCGCCGGCCTCATGACTTTCAGAGGCCGACGGTTACTTCCATTTCATGGCCATGATGGCCTTGTTGTTGACCACCTTGGCATCGGTTCGCATCTCTGCCAGGAAGGCCGATTGGTTGAACTCGAAGTACCTTTCATCCGAGCGCTTCAGGGTCAAGCCCATGGCGTCGCGGATGATGTACTTGCTGAGGTCGCCGAACACAGCGGCCACACCGCCAGCGGTGGTGACAGCAGGCAGGCTATTGTCAATCACGATGGGGTGGCCAAACAACCGCACTGGTGCCATCGGGTCGCGGTAGTCGGTGACGAACACCGGCTCACCCGAGGTGGCATAGCGCAGCTTTTGCACCGCTGCCAGGGTGGCGTCGCTCATGATGAACGCACCATTCTGGCGATACGCCAAGTCCACCTTGTTGCGCAAGGAGAGCAAGTCGTCCACCGAGATGGCACCAGCAGCAGTGGTAGTGCCACCGTCGCCAGCCCCAACGGCGATACCCTGTGGCATACCCGTTCCCGTTCCCAGTGCGAAGTGATCCGCTTGAATCCGCGCGATGCGTGCGGCAAGCAGTTCACCCAGCAGCTCGGGGATGCTGATGGCGCTGTCTTGCAGAAGCTCCATCGACACCAGCACGATGCCGGAGGTGTACTTGTAGGCCTTCAGTTGGACTTGGCTGAAGGTCACATCGGACACTGGCTTCTGCGCATTTTCCGCCACAATCGATCCCTTCACCGCTGTATCGTCAACGGTCGGGATGTCGATCTCATGGCCACCATCGGTGCGAAGCACTTTGCAGTAGTTCCGCAGGTTGGCGGTATACAGCATGTACTTCTCGAACGCGCTGGCCAGCAGTTCGGTGGGGACAAGGAATCCACCCTTGGCGCCCGGGGTGGTTGCCTGCGGATCGGTGCCACGCAAGGTCATCGGCTTGGCCGACAAGGTTAGCGGTTGCATCCGCTTGGTCAAGTCGAACCCGATCTCACGAGCGGCCTTCACCATGCTGTCGGTGGCCAGACCGGCAGGCTGGAGGAACCAACCGCGCAAGGCCAGATCACGACGGGAGATGGCGGCGCTGTCGTTCAGATCGCGCACGAACTTGGGGACGCCAGGCTTCACCATGCGGGTGGACTGGGGAACAGGCTTTGGCGTTTCCACAGGTGCAACGCTGCGGGCCTCGGCCTCCTCGGCGGCATCCTCTGCGGCAGCAGCAGCGTCGGCTGAAATGCTGAGATCGTCAGCGATTTCCCCAGCCTCGGCTTCCAGAGCACCGAGGCGCTCGTTCACATCACTCAAGCCAGCTTTCAATTCGTCCAATTCAGACCTCTCTTCCGGAGTTAGTTCCCTAGTCTCGACCACGGACAACAGCGTCCGGAGTCTTTTCTCAATCTGATCATCCATGTAAAAACCCTCGTTGAATGAACAACTTGCTAGAAAGACTATCTGGCGCGCTGAACTGTCAACTTCCGCAGCGCCAACATGATGCTCAAAGCATCCGTGTCTTGAAGCTTGCGGTGCTCCTGCATGGATCGGATGGCCACGCTGGTCTCCGGGTAGGCTGGCACGGACACAACGCTGACCTCATGCAGCACCAAGTCATGAATCGTGCGGCGCTTCAGCCTTGGATTGGATTCATGTGGCTCCCATGAATCGCTGGAATGTGATGGCAGGGTGAAGCCGAAGCTCATTTGGTCTAGGTCACCACGCCTGGTGAGTTCCGCCAGATCCCTGGCGAATCCTGTATCGGGGAGATCGATCTCCACCTCAAGGCCTTGGCTGGTCTCGTTCAAGCGTAGGGTGCCGTTGGATCGCCTTCCAAGGAGCAGTCGGCTGTCATGATTCCAGAATCCACGCACATCTTGCGCGGAGTCCATGGAACGCTTGAAAGCACCAGTAGCAATCCGCTCGATGAAGCCACCAAGGTCTTCGCTGTCGCTGTTGTACACAGCGGCAAGACCTCGCAAGGTCTTCGCTTCCTGATCAACGCCGGTCAGCTTGGATAGTCTGCGTTCCATGGTTAGTCCTCGGTGTCCCCACTGTCTTCCTCTGGGGTGGATGGTGAGTTGGACAACGGGTCCACCGAGGAGTCAATAACCGGAGATTCCCCGGCTGGAGCCCTGGCACCCACACCCTTGCCGAGAGGCTGCATGTTGAGCGGCTGAAGGTACTGATCACCTTCAGGCCCGATAGGGTCAAGGCCTTCCAACTTGCGGCAGTCGTTGGCCGAGAGCCATCCCCAGTTGCGAGCCACCGCCATCGCCTGCACCCGTCGCTCAATGTTGGCACGCAGCAAACCGTTCAGGTCGTGCTCCACCTTGTGCGTCCTGCGCTCCACGGTCGACAAGCATTTGAGCATCAGCTCTTGTTCGATGCGGATCAGGATCGGCTGGAGACAGTCTGTCAGGAACTGCTGCTGTTCACTGTCAATGGTCTTGAATCCGGGGGAGTCAATCGCCTTCAACTTGCTGAGTGGCACATGGAACCAACGCGCCACCTCACGCACAGCGTACTGGCGTTGTTCAAGGAACTGGTTGTCGGTGGCGGTGGTCTGGACCGGGTTGAAGGTCATCCCGTTCTCAAGGACGATCACCTTCCCGGCATTCTCGGTGCCGGAGTGGACGCGGGTGAAATCGGATCTCAACCGGTCAACCGCTTCAGCGCTCAATCGTCCAGGATGCTGGAGCACACCAGCGGACTTGATGCCTTGGTCCATCATCGCCTGCGCCACGCCTTCGGCTGAAAGGTTCAGGCCAAGGCTGGACGCCGCCCTAGTCAGGACCGACACCGCCATGATGCCGTTTTCATCCAGCGGACCCGTGCGGATGTGCAAGCAGTTCCGTGCTGGTAGGTGCGTCTGGTCCTCTGTGCCTGCCGCAAAGGTGTACCAGATCGCGCCATCGGAATCTCGTTGAGCGGTGACATACTGCGCTGGCAACCACCACAACGCACGCACTGACCCATTGGCGTATCGCTCAATCTCGGCGAAACCATTGCCATAGAGCAGTGCGTCATTCAGCAGGGTGGACCGGAAGTCCACGGCTCCCATCTCATCGTTGGGGAAAGCGTGGAGCAGGTCGAAGAGTGGATGATCGGTGGCTCTGGCTCGGCCTTCACCGGATGACCGGTACAGGAACAGTGGAAGACCGGCGATGGTATTGGAGATCAGGCTGACGCAGCAGTGGACTGCCGAGATGGTGACCGCGTCGTGGGGGGAGATGCCGCCTGATGAGCCGAGAATGCTGGCGGTGCCTGGATCGGAAAGGTTGTAGCCGACAGTTTTCCACAGAGATCCCTTGGGGTGGGACCTGCGGAAAATGCCGGCTATCCAGCTTTGCGCTGATTGAAGGAGTGGTGCCATGCTCCCGTTTATAGCGGGAGCATGGAACTGTCAGAGGTTACGAGGCGAGGAAGGATTTTCGTTTTCTGGATATTGACTTGAATTAGATCACGGTGATCCCGGCATAGCTCGAATCATTCGCCGCCTCGTGGAAGTCCAACCGAGCCAGTGCCATCACCCCAGCCACAGCAAGGTCGATGCGCTCGGTCGACTTCGCCTTGGACAGCTTGATGTTCCCGGCTGGATCCTTTTCCACCACGCAGTTGGCCACGCACCAGTTCATCACTGGGTGATCACCGTGCTGGATGCGTTTGGACAGGATGGATGCCTCCCATAGCTTGGTGGCAGGACTCATCGAATAGAAGCCTTGGCCAAAACCGACCACATCCAAGCCGGCTTCCTGTAGTTCCTGCGACAGTTGTGCTGCGTTCCAGCGGTCCACAGTGACTTCACGGATGGAATACTTCTCAGCCAGCTCGAATATCTTCGCCTTCACCTTGGAGAAATCGATCACCTCCCCCTCGGTGACCTCAAGGAATCCGTCCCTGGCGTATGCGTCATACCGTGCCAGGCTGCGTTTTTCCCTCATGCGGATGGTTTCACGCGGCACAAAACCAAACGGCTCCAGCCACACCTTCCCGTTTGGCAGGGAAAACGCCAGCGTGATG